GTTTTATCAAAGTTTCCAAAGAAATGTTGGCTGATTTGTCATTTGTACAAGCAGAAATCAACAATGACTTAATGGAAAGCATTGAGCAACAAATTGATAATAACTTGTTGAATGGTAATGGTGTTGGTAACAACTTAAATGGAGTAATTAACCAAGCAAGTCCATGGTCAGTAGGTGGTTGGTCAGGTTTAATCACAAACCCAACTGTAATTGATGTATTGCGAATTGGTAAGGCTCAAATTGAAGGAGCAGACTTTAACCCTACACATATCATTCTGCATCCCGATGATGTTGCACGAATTGAAATGACTAAAACAACACAGGGTGAATATACATATCCTAATTTTGCTACAGGTATGGCACCTAATATGCAGTTAAGTGGTTTGGTTATTATTCCTTCTACAAACATGACAACAGATAATTTCCTAATAGGTGATTTTACTAAGTTCCATGTGCGTATGCGTGAGGGAGTAAATATCCAAGTTGGTTATGAGGGAGATGACTTTGCACGAAACATGGTATCAATCTTGGCAGAAGCACGTTTGTGTTCATTTGTTAAAGAAAATGATGTTGATGCGTTTGTTGCAGGTGATTTCACAACAGCATTGGCTGCCCTTTAATCTTAATTAAATAAATACATCATGGCAGAGCAAAAAAAGAAAAAAGTTAAGTTATCAGATAAAAAGTTCAAGGTATCAGTAGATACTGAGAAGTTTGATGCAGAAATAACTAAAGATGAAACAGGTTTTGTAGCAGACATTGATACTCCACGAGTAGATGTGCATGTAGAAAAAAATGATGAATCTTTTGAAGTAAGCATTGACATTGATGATAAAAAACATTATGAATGTGTAGGAACAGGAAAGGATGGTAAACTACCAAAGGGAACAATTTGGAAAGTTACAGGTGAAATCCTAAAAGTGTTCCTTAAAAAAGGTATTGCAAAGCATAAACAATAAGTAGATGAACCTAATAACAAAAGTTGTTGATTTTACAGGTAAGTATGAATTGCATAAAGGAGCATACACTACCAATAAGTTACAGGCTTATATTGATAAGTACGAGCCAAGATATTTAAAGGAGTTGTTTGGTATAACTTTATACAATGAATTTTATTCTGATTTGATTTTGGTGAATGGAGAATATATACCACAAAGTCCTAACTTTCAAGTATTATTCAATCCATTTGCAGAAGATGTATTTCAATATAGAATGCTTATATCTGATGGAATCAAGGAGATGTTATTAGGTTTCATTTATTATGAATATGCTAAAGATTTATACAATACTCAAAGCGTATATGGAGCAGTACAGCAAACATCAGAATTGTCTAACCCTGTAAGCACATTAAGTTCATTGATGTACACAAGGTATAATGAATCAGTTAGAACTTTCAACACAATACGAGATTATATTATTTTGCATTGGAATGATATGCCTATAGGACAAATTATAAGTATTCAATTGGAGCAAAATAACATTGGTTATTATAGTGGACAAAGAAACATCTATATAGTAAATGGATGGGTGCAGTTGGCTACAATTGATATGCAAGGCACAGGTTATCAGGTTGGAGATGAATATTTTGTTGGCAATACAGGATGGAAAATTGAAGTCACACAGGTTGGAGGTTTAGGTGAATTGCAGGATTTTGATGTATTACATGGTGGATATGGTTACAATGTTGGGTCAATTTATCAATTAGGCTCAGGTACAGGTACAGGTGCGCAACTTGAAGTACAACAAGTAGGTAATTCACAAGGTGTACTTACAGGCAATCCTAAAATTCAAATCTATGCTGAAACAATCGGTGAAGTTGTGTCGGGTAACTTGGTACAAGTTGGAACAGGTGGCTATGTTGATGCAACTGATGTACCTGTGTTTGGTGGTTCTGGAAATGGTTTATTGCTTGACATAAGTGCAGACCCGAACACAGGTCAAGTAACAGGAGTTCAAATAGGTTCATCGGGTGGTTATGGATATCAACCAAATGACATTGTCAATATCAACTTAGGCAACAATGATGCTCAGTTTGGTGTAGCGGTGGTCAAAGAAGGATTGATAACATCACACAATATGAATCCTTTCAACACAGCATTGTCATCAGGTTTTGTTTATGGAGACAGGGTGCGTGTTAGTGGTAACGGAAACAATCCCGATGCAGTTTTTGAAGTTGTATATACAGGTATTGGTGATATTACTCAGTACAATGGTAAAGAAAAGTTAACAGCATATTGGATATGACACAAGAAGTATCACAAGTAGTTAAGTTAATTTTCAATGCCATTGATAATCATGTTGAAGGCAGTTATGATAGTCAAGAAGAAAAAACATTCATATGCAACACTAAATGGATGAAGTTAGGGCAAATAGTAGAAGACTCACAAGGTGAATACTATAGAATAACAAATATCCAAGTAGATGAGTGGATTGAATGGGAGCCAATTGATTTGAATAATACCAATGATTTAGAAGGAGTAATTACTTTGCCATCACCATATTGGATAACAGGAACACAATATGCTGCAAATAGGGAATGGACAATTGCTGATGATGTGCTAACTGATAAGTTACCATTGGTATGGTTGTTAGAAGTCATTAGAATGAAGAAGTATGGTCAAGAAAGCGTTATTTTATTTGATGCAGATGTGAGAATCTTTTTTTTAGATGAAACAGATGCAGTACAATACTATACGGCAGACCATAGACAAAATGTGATGTACCCAATGGAGAAGTTATGCAATGAGTTTATTGAACAGATAAATGCAAACCCAACATTCAAAAGGTTAAGCGACTATGAATTAATAACATTTTCAAGGTTTGGAACTGAAACTAAAGAGGGAATGTTTAAAAATATCTTAGATGCTAATTTAAGTGGTGTAGAATTAAGATTAAATTTGATTAAGTTTAAAGAAAATTGTAATTGTTAAAAATTAAAAAATAGAAAAAATGGCTATTGGTTGTAATTGTGATAATGGTCTATCTAATACAGGAAGACCTAATTGTTTGCCGCTACAAAGTGTAACGAGCAAACTTATTTTAGTGCCTTTGCAAGATACTGCAGGTGCGTATAACTACATTGATTTAACCACATCACTTCCCAATTGGAATGGTTTGGTAAACTCTCAAGATGAATCACAGCGTTGGTATCCTTTACCACGTTTTGAGAATGTTGAATTAGCAAAGGCAGACACAGTCTTTGAAGAAGCAAATAGTGGTAAGATGGCATACCTTAGACAAGGTAAGCGTTCTTTTGCAGGTGAACTATGGGCATATGATTCAACCCCACAATTTCTTGGTAAGTTATCAAGTGGAAGATGTATTGAATTTGGAGTATATATTGTAGACATCAATGGTTCATTGGTAGGAAGTAAGGTAGGAGATTATTTATATCCTATCCCTGTTGACAATCAATCTTGGGACCCGAAGTTTATGTTTGCAACTGATTCAACAGTTCAAAAAATCATGTTAGGGTTTGACTTTGATAGATACTTTGATGAATCTACAATGTGGATGATAACTGCTGATGAAGCAATTGACTTTAATACATTGAAAGGTTTATTAGATGTTAATCTTATCAATCCTGTACAAGTAGCAAACACTTCTATACAAGTAGATGCTACGTTTGATTATGGAACTGCATTGAATCCATTGAAATTTAAAGGAGCAGTATTGGCAGACTTTGCTTTGTATGATAATACAAACCAAGCAGTATTCCCAATCACAGGTGTATCAGAACCTGTTGATGGTCAATACATTGTACTTGCTTCATTTGTTACAGGTGATTCATATACTTTAAGCATTGTGAAGGCAGGCTTTACAGGTTCATATACATTCACAGCGGTGTA